CCTGCTCCTGGCACTCGGCGTCATCCCGAATTCTGCGGCGTAACGCATCATGTCCGCCGCCGCCTTGTTGGCGGTGCCCACCAGCGGGTTCTGGATCGCGTTGCCGTTCGATGTCTTGATCATGAGGCCGCCGGTCAGCTGGTCCTTCTCGGCCATCTTCGCGATCGCGCGTTCGGCTTGGACCCAGCGGCCGTAAGCCATGGCGTAGGCGGCGAGCGCCGCCCGATCGATCTCTGATAGGATCCCGAGGTTGTAGAGCTCGGTCGCGACCCGGTTCCATTCTTCGACAGCGTCGGTGGTCAGGTGGTGGGGCGGCACGGGGATCGCGGCTTTGGCCTTGGCCTCCTTGCGGTTCAGGCTCCGCTTGCCGGGATTACCCGTGACCAGTTTCAGATGGGTGGGCTTGGGTTTCGTTCCGGGTTTCATCGCTCATGTCCTGCGTCTGCCCGGCCGAAATCTCTGCAAAGGTACGTCCATCTCCTTCGAGCCGGGCCTCGTGTCCCGTAAAATCCTGCCAGCGCTTGATCGCGACATCGACGTAAGCCGGGTTGAGCTCGATGGCGTGGACAGCGCGGCCGGTCATTTCGCCGGCAATGATCGTGGTACCGGAGCCTGAAAACGGCTCGTAGACTGCCTGGCCTGGGCTGGAATTATTCTCAATCGGGCGCTTCATGCACTCGACTGGCTTCTGGGTGCCGTGACCCGTCTCATTCTTCTTGGGCTTCGCGATGTGCCATACCGTTGTCTGCTTGCGGTCGCCGGCCCAATGCCCCTTCGCGCCCTTCTTCACGGCATACCAGCAGTTATGGGTAATCAGGCCGTCAGCGACGTAGTGCTGATCTCCCTCGACATCCATGGAGTAGACTAGGCCACTGAATGGCGTGGCATCGTTTCCGGTGAGCGTAACCCAATCGAAATCATCACCCGAGGTCGGCATCGGAATTTGCATGATTTCTGCAAACAGATTGCAGGCCCGAATGCGGCGAGTGGACTTGCGTGAAAACATCAACTGCTCACCGCCACGGATCAACGGCTGTCCCCGTTCGAGCCGATGATCCCGCAGGAGCAAAGTCGCCCGAGCATCAAGAGCGCTCAGGTTCAGGCTGGCATATATCCCAGCGATCTGATCCCGGGAACGCTGACTTTCCGGTGACGGGGCCCAGTCATCGATTTCCCAATGGGTCGTTGGGATCCCATATTTGCACGACAGAATTTGCTCGGCACATTGCGCATCGGTCGCGGTGTCATGGACAGAGATAATCCAGGCTTCTTCGGCCTTGTTATCGGCGATCCGGGTGGCAAGGCCAAAGCCGCGGCTGGTAAACAGCCTGACCCGGCCGACCCGCCACCAATTGCCCCTGCGCATAAGATAGACGACATTTTTATCAGCTGCGACGGGGTTCAGACGCACAGAGAACTGATGCTCCGGGGTTGCCCGCGTCGCGCGCCCTCCGGCGGATATGGTGTGTATCAGCCCATCGAACTGCCGCTCACCGAAACGGGTGATTTCGCGACCGCGCCGCAAAACCACGCTGGAATAAGAGTTGTAGGATACGACGTAATCACCGGCTTGCAGCGTTTCGATCGGGACTTCTGCAATTTGGGCAGGCTGTGAACCCGCACCGCGCGCAATGACTTTCTGCACCATGGTCCCGGCAGGTTGGCAGGGCTCATGCTCCCAGTGATAATCGCCGCGCGAAAGCACGAGCTGGCCCTTGTCCCAGATGATTTGGGAACGGAGCAATAGGTCGCAGGAAGCTAGGCTGTCGCCCACAACACCGGCGAAGAGCCCGGCATGCCAGACATAGGCGACGTCGCCCGGGAACAAGGCCCAGGCCTCGCGCCAGTCAGCCTTGTCGTCGTTCAGCACCTTGCCCTTGGCGGTCCCGGAAGCGGCAACGCCGGCCTTCTCGCGCCAGGCAGGATCATATTCCACGCCATAGGGCGGGTCAGTGACCATCAGGTGGGGCGAGACGCCGTTCAGCGCCTTGGCCACAGTGTCTGCATCGGTGCTGTCGCCGCAAACCAGCCGGTGCTTGCCGAGCAGCCAGACATCTCCGGGTTTTGCGATGGGATCGGCCGGCGCTTCCGGGATATCGTCGGGGTCCGTGTTGCCCTCGGTCTTTTCGGCCAAGAGCTTGGAGAGCTCGTCATCCGAAAAACCGGTCAGCATCAGATCGAAATCGAAGCCTTGCAGATCGCCGAGTTCGACAGCCAGTAGTTCGAGGTCCCAGCCGGCATTCAGCGCCAGCTTGTTGTCGGCGATGACATAGGCCTTCTTCTGGGCCTCGCTCCAGCCCTTGGCGACCATGGTCGGGATCTGGGTCAGGCCCAGCTTGCGCGCAGCGAGCAGGCGCCCGTGCCCAGCGATGAGGCCGCCGTCCTCGTCGACGAGGATGGGGTTGGTCCAGCCCCATTCGCGAATCGACGCGGCAATCTGCGCAACCTGTTCGTCCGAGTGCGTGCGGGAATTGCGCGCATAGGGCGTGATCTTCTCTATCGGCCAGAGCTCACTGCTCTGGGCCGGCCAGTCTTGAACCATATGATTTCCTGAAAGGCAGTTGGCACAAGTGGCGACTGCCGCGAGATCATGCCATGTAAGGTGCAACGTGCATGTGAACGGGAGGCATCATGCCATGCCGGATGGCTCATCAGTTGAACGACCGGAACAGGGGCAAATTGACGCACAAGCGGCAAGCGCACTGCGCGCCGCCCTCCTCAGTGGAGCGGATTCAGCGCCAACCGCTCCGGCTGACGCAGCTTATTTTTCAGATCTCCGCAATCGCTGTGGGCCGGTTTCGGACCCTTCAGATCCCACAGGCTCTGGCTGAAACTAGGGGGCCTCAACAGGCACTGAAACGAGCCCGCCCGCACGCTTTGCGAGTTTGCGGTCAAAGGTAACGAATGCGCTGCAATGCCCCGAACGGGCAAGATGCAGGGCATCAGCAAAATCCATCCCTTCGCTCATCCAGTCCAGCGCCTGGGCAACCTCGGCGGGCTCCTCCAGCGACACTCCCGGCAGCCCGCCAAGCCCGCGCAAGGCAGCAGAGATATCCGGTGACGAGAAGCGATAGCCGGCCCGCAAGACCCACTCGGTTTCCAGCGCCACAGTCGTCCCTATGAAAACCTCACCGGCCTCAATCACACGCCGGGCCGCCTGCGCCTGTTTCGGGTCGTCAGCGGTCAGAAAACGGACAATGACGTTGGTATCAATCGCGCGCACGGCGTTTCGCCTCCCGGGCGATCGCCGCATCCATATCTTCGACCGACAGGGCCGGCCCGCTATGCCGCAACGTGCCGAAGACTGCATCGATGCTTGTTTCAGGGAAAGCGGGTGTGGCCTTTAGAAGTACGCCATCCGGCGTGTTCTCAACGGTCAGCCGGGTGCCTGCCGCCCAATGCCGCAGGTCACGGATGGCCTTGGGCAGGATAACCTGACCCTTGGTCGAGATCACCGTAGTAATCCGCTCCTGCACACCCACATTCGCCTCCATTGGTAAGACAAAGGTAAGATACGCCCCTCGAGGATGGTTTGCAAGGATCGACTTGGCTGACCTTTTCAGATCAGTTCTAGCTCGGTCAGCACCTTGGCGGTGTCGAGTAACTGGTCTGTCCGGACCGTGATCTCGATGGTGAAGCTGTCGGCGGTCGCGTTGGCGTAAACGCCGCCGTCGTAAAGTTCCTGTTCGATCGTCTCGATCACCGTGACGATCCGGCTTCGGTCGAAGTTCTCCGGCAGCGTGCGGATCGCGAGGCGGATCGTGCTGGTTGCGCTCGCACTCATGCAGCTTGCGCCTTCAGGCTAAAGTAGAGGACGAACCCCTTCAGGTAAGGCAGCCCCTTTGGCATCGAGATCTCGCGAGCCGTTTCCCGGTTGATGGTCCAGCCCATCCAGCGGACAATGGCCGCTTCGATTGCTGCGGTGAGGTCGAGCCCCGCGTGGATGCCGTTGTGGACGTCGTCGGCGAAGTGGCGGCCATGGCGGCTGTCGAGGAAATCCCGAACCCCTTCGGCCGTGCCTTCAGTCGCGGCCAGAACCGCCGGGAAGGCAATCGCCCAGGCCGCATCCGCATCCGCGAAGGCACCGGTGGCGCCGTAAAAGCCCCAAGCCTCGTTGGCGGTTGGCAAGGTCGAGTTGGTCATCTGCGTCGCTCCGTTTTCGTGAGCAACTACCGCTCTTGTCGCGGCGACTATCCAGTCAATTCGACGGAAATCGAGGGCTTTTTGCTTTCTGACCCCCGGTCGCTAACTCGCGGTTGCGTGAAGTTTGGGCCAAGCGCGGTGTCCGTCTAGCAGGTGCCAAACTATGCGAGGCCCCCCGACCCCCGGTGGACCCAGAGGCGCTGTGGGTCGGTCCAACCGAGAGGTAGCGCATCGCCCTTTTCCAGATTGCAGGAGCGATGGGCGCAGGCGACGTTGTCGTAGGTATGCGACCCGCCAGCAGACAGCGGGATGATATGATCAAGTTCCGGAGCGTTCCAATGCATCGTTCCGCGCAGTTCGCGAGGAGCTTCCTCGCCGCAGATGTGACAGGTCCATCCGTCACGCTCCATCACCGCAATGGGATTGATCGGTTCGGCTTGAGCACCATAGGCTTTCGCCCGGGACAAGCCCTTGGCGACACGTTTGAAATGGCGGTTAGCGCAAAATTCCGAACAGAAATTGCGTCGCTTGTCACCATACGCGGGCAGGAATGTGCTGCCGCATTCCTGACAGGTGCATTCTGCCTTTCTGACTGCCTTGCTGCTCGCCGAGCAGTGGTAGGAGCAAAATTTCGCACTCGCCCGCGCTTCGAAAACTCCCCCGCATTCAATGCACTGACGTTGACGCTTGGCCTTCCTGACTTCGGCAAGACGGGCCAGCCGGGCAGCCCGTGAGGCAGAGCGCTCACGCCGCATCATTTCAAACCCGCAGGCGCGCGAGCAGCACCGGCCACTGTCGTGCGACTTTCGGATCCGCCTTGTGATTGGCTGAGAGCAGATCTGGCACAGAGGGGTGGTGCCCGCCGAGGCGAATTGTGCCATGGCGACCTCCCAGTCAGTTTCAGATTTTATCTCGCCTTAGACGCGGGCGGATTCTCACCCGATCGGCCACCCGTCGGGGGCCACAGCGACCGTCCTGCGCTGGCCGAATTGTTCGGCAGTCCGCTTGGCATGGCACTCGGCGCAGAGGCAGCGGATGTTGCTGTCCTCGTCCGATCCGCCACTGGCTAGCGGCACAATGTGGTCAGGTACGGTCGCCTCGCGGACAATCCCGGCGGAGGCGCAATCGCGGCAGAGCGGTTCAGCCTTTAATCGACGCAGGCGCTGCGCAACTGCCTGGCGTCCCCGAAGTCGTTCAGCCATCGCGCAACGCCTGCAACGAGAAACGCCCGGAAGCTAGTAAGCCCCGGGCGCAACTCGCATCTCTATATTTCGGAAACTTCTACAGCAGAGCAATGCCCCCGTCAATCCCGAAATCGCATTTTATCATTGATTCACAATTTGTTAGTTCAACCGCTAGGCGGGAGGTGCTGGGCTCGAACTATTCGTACCGACCCTGAACAAGGTGACCAGAGCATCAAGGCCGTGACCGAGATTTCGCAGGTCCGCATCGCTCCATGCCGTCGCATCCACCTCGTAGCAGACCACGGCATGGACCAGCACGCTGGGGCGACGCCCCGTCGTGGCAATCGCATCGTGATCAGCCATCCGTAGCATCAGGATCGCCGCTGCCGCACGCTTGCGAATCTTCGCAACGTAGTCCGGATCGTACTCCGTGAGACTGCGGCCGAAGATCCCTTCATCGAAAAGCAAGCCGGAAGCGGAATGCGGGTGGATCGGCGGCAGTCCCATGACCGCCCGGTTGCGAGCCATGAGGTCACCATAGAGCTCCGCAGCTGCCAATTGCTCAGCCGTGATCTTGCCGGCGAATGCTAGCCGGCCGATCGCCGAACCCAGCCGCTCGTCCTTCGCCTGCCTCGCGGTGACGCCATACTGACGCTGCCGGGCGTCCAGGACAGTTGCTGTGACCTCCCGCAGGGTCTCGGCCTTGCCCGGTTGCACAAGCTTGCCGCACGGGTGGCGGCGGCCCGCCTTTCGCTTACGACCGCGAGCCACGGTTGATCTCCGGGATGAGCGCTGCATAGCCGATCACATCGATCGGGCCGTCGGCATAGTTGGGATCGTGGGCGAGACGCGCCAGCTTCAGGTCGATCATGCACAGTGCGACCTGCTGGGCGGTGACAGGCGTGCCGAGCGTGATCGACCAGCGCCGGGCGATGGCTTCCATCTGGGTCTTGGGATCGCCGTAGGCCGCACCGCGATCTTCGAGCACCTGCGCCACGCGCTTCAGAAAACCGGCCGCGCTCACCGGACACCTCCACGGGTCTCGATAGCCCAGAGCAGGATGGCGATGGCGTCAGCCTCATTGTCGTCGGCAGGCGCAAAGCCCTTGGCCTGGACGGCCGCGATGACAGCTGCCTTATCGGCATTTCCCTTGCCGGTGATGAACCGCTTGATCGTGCCGACCGGAACGCCCTGATAGGCAACAAGGGTTTCCTCGCACCAGGCGGTCAGCATGGCCAGCAGGCCGCCATAGACATGGGCGGCGTCAGTCCCGGCGTGGCGGCGGACTTCCTCGAAGTAGATCGCCTCGATAGGACCGGCATCGAGATCAAGCTGTTCGAGCCAGCGCCGGAAGCGAAGGTAGCGCATGCCGCCACCGTCGTAGCGGGTGTGCTTCAGTGATACCGTGCCGGTGCTGATGTGGCCGTCAGGCGACCGGAGCGCCCAGCCGGCACTGGTGCCGAGGTCGAGGGCAAGGATGGCTCCGCAGCGGATAGTTCCGCCGACGTTGGCTTGAGCCGGATTGGGGCAGGCAACGGCCTGCAATTCAGGCAGGGTCATGACGACCTCCTCTTCGTGTGGGGCGGTCGGGGCGAGGACTGGGCCGGTGAAGGCTGGCAGCTCGCCCGGACCCGAAGCGGGTCTGGTCAGGTCGTCATCCGGGCGGACATCGCCGCCGGAAATCTTCATGGGGTTTCAGCTGGGCCGATTGAAACATCGGAGCATCCAACCCCTTGAGTAGGCGATGGAATATATAATATTTCAATTATTATTATTTTATGGGGGTACTCCTCTCCATCTTTAAAACGCGCGCGTGCACGAGGGGATATATAAGGCACCCCTTGAAAGATTGAACTTTCTCCGAAACCCGATTTTTTTACATAAATCCATGCACTTGGATGCCATAAAGCTGCTTTTGACGGATATTGGGCCATTGAAGGACCATCCAANGGGGGGATGCATCACGATGGCCCTTGGNGGTGTGTGGCGACCTTTTTGCCACTCGCGTCCCGCCAATTACCCGACCAGCGNGCCAGCCTGTAGACCATGGCCTGCCTGGTGGCCGAACTGCGCATNCCCGTCGTCACGTCACCGCTCTCGATCAAGGTCTGGATGATATCGTCGCGGTCCCGNGATTTGAGCCACTGGGAGCCNCGGGTCAGTTCAGACTTGGTGATGCCCTTGGCGCCGGCTGCCCGGATCAGTTCACGCAGACGTTTCAGGTGAGCCTCGGTCTCGGTATCTGCGACATGGCGGTCCACCGCCTCCATTGCCCGCTGAGCGTAATGACGCACGAAAGCGATGGCCCAGTCTGCGTCATCAATCGCGATGACGGCAGCCACCGGATCTTTGCCCACCGCCACGATCAGTGCCAGTTTCATCGCGATTTCGCCAATGCGCGCAAGAATAGCCGTAAACGAAGTGCCCGCCGCCGCCCGCAATTCGTCGGTCAACTCCCCGCTCAGCGACTTGAAACGAGCACGCGCCGCATCGGTCATCGGCACCGTGGTCAGCACCACAGCGGTCTGAGGCCCCGAGGTCGTGCCGGCGAGATTGCCGCGCTGCTGTCCCGGACCAGACGCCAGCAGTTGCAAGCCCGCGATCAGGTCCGGTGGCGGAGTACGAAGCCCGACAGCGACGTTTTCGTCGGGGTAGTCCTCGTCACTGGGCAGGATCAGGAAGCGGGCGAGCGAGCCGTCCACCACATTGGCCCCTTGCAGCGCGCCCCAGAAGTGCATGGGGGTCGTGGTGCCGTAAACGCAGAGGCAAGGCTGGACGATGTCGCGCCGCTCATTGGTGCCGTCGCGATTGGCATATTCCGCACCCAGGAAGATCCCACCTGCCGAGGTGTAAAGCTCGGTCATGTTGTCGAGGATCTCGGTGATATGGCGCGGGCTGCGTTTGCGGTCTGCGGCTGCCGAAAGGAACATGCCGAACTCGTCGATCTGGAACAGGATCGCAGGCTGGCGATGCAGCGCAGTCAGTAGCCCGGCGCCCGACGCGATCTTATTGCCGCCCAGATGATTGGCTAGCCCGGCCTCGAAAAGCACCTCGTTGATGATTTCGCGAGAGTGGTTCTTGCCAGAGCCACTGTCCGCAATGCCCACCACATAGAGGTTCGACCGCAGGTTGCTTTCGGTACGGTAGAGCCGCCCCATCAGAGCGCCAATCGCGCAAAGGCTGGCGCCAAGCGATAGCAGCGGCTGAGGCCGGCGAGCGGTCGATAGCATGTAATCAGTCAGCTTGCCGACGAGTCCGCCCGGGATCGTCAGCGCAAATTTGGGCGGCGGCGCATCCTCAGTTGCCGGGGCCGTGGTATCGAGCCGGGCCAGCAGGCCAGATGCCGGGTGATTTTCATCCCCGGGCTGGCTGCCGTCGAGGACCAGGCCTGGATCCGGCTTCCAGCCCCGTTCCATGGCATGGTGGTAGATCGAGCCAGCACCAATGCGGTCCGGGCGGAAACTGCCCCATGCCTTTTCGGTCGTAGCGGCGACGTTTTTCACAGCCTGATCAGACCAGGCCGTGAACAGGTCCTTCCCGTCCTCGCCAAGCGCGCCCTTGATCGCCATGCCAATCCGCACCCAGCTGTCGTAGTCGAGATCGCTGTTGGGCAGATACTGCAGCGCGGCGCGAATAGCGTCATGCGTCCCGGCTTGGGCATGCGCCGGAACCGCCGGCGCTCTGGCAGAGACCGAGGTCAGACTGGATGGCCGCAGTTCGGGCGGGACCAGGGCCAGCGCTTCTTCCATGAAGGCGGCGGCCATATCCGCGTCGATGACCGGCAGGCTATCGAGATCGAGTTCGGACAAGCCTTCCTCGGGCCAGGCGTAGGGCTGTCCGGTATCGGGATGATCAGCGTAAGCCACGAACTGCTGGCCAAGGCACAGCACCTCGAGCGGGGCCCGGCGAATGCCGCGAAACGGCGCACTTGTGCGGTAGACCAGCAGGCGTTTCGGCGCCCGGCCAATGCGCAGCGCCGGGGTGTCGCCCAGCCTGGTGCGGGCGAGCTGCTCAATCCGGAGCGCAAGGTCCGGGTCTGTCAGGATGTCGATGTCGACGGCAGCCACGCCGCCGCCGACAATGCCAATGCCGCAGTCCGGCCATGCAGACCATGTGGAAACCTCGACCTCGGTCGTAGACCGCTCAGCAAGACGGTTCCATTCGGGATAGTCGACCCATGCGCCGCGTTGATACCGGCCCGGCTTCTTGCCGCCGGGCGCGATGGGCAGGATGGTATAGCCGTTGGCGAGAAGGCGCGAACCATGGCGCGCCATGAAGGACGTGTTCATCAGAAGGGGCACTCCGACAGGTCGGCGGCAAGCTCGCGAAGGTGGTCGCAGTAACCGGTGATGAGATGCTCGACGAAGGCGGACCACTCGGCGTCAGTCAGTGCCACAAGGTCGGTCTTGCCGATCTTTTCGAGATAGCGGCCACCGGCCTGGCCGCCTTTGACCATGGCGGCCTGTTCATTGCGGCTGGTGTTGATCATGCCCTGCCTCCGGTGACAGAGTTCCTGGCAGACACGGCTGCAAAGATACTTGCGGCTTTCGTCCCGGCGGGGATCGGAGACCCGGTAGTGCGGGACGAACCAGCCGAAGCCGCGGGGTTCGCGATGGCAGACCGAGCAGAGCCCGGGGTTGGCGTATGGCATGTGTCGAACCTTGCCTTGGTGATTTCGGTGTAGTTGCCCGACGGGCGCACAGCGATGTGGCTGGGGCGGCGCAAACGATGGACCAGCTGGAGAGCCGCATAGACCGAGCGCGGCACAGGAATGCCCGGCGCCCGTTCACGCCACCATGCCTCGGCCTTGGTGCGGGGGTAGCCAGTGTGCTCGAGACAGATCCACTCGTGGTGCCAGCCAAGGCCGCACTGATAGGTGACCTTGAGCGAAGGGCGGCCACCCGGCTTTTCATGACGCTGGTAGGAGATGTTGGAGACCTGGAGCCATTGCGGCCCCTTGGGCTTACCGGACGAAAGCACGGCAAGTGTCGACGCGGTGGGCGCCAGCTTCACCTGGCGGGCCGGGAAGAGATAGCCACAATCCGGACATTCCAGCGCCGCAGCGGCGACGATGCTGTCGCAATCCGGACAGAGCTTGACCGGCGCGTCACCGTCGCCCGAGCCCGGCCGCTTCGGCTTCACGAGGTCGATCGGGCCGTGACGTTTCACGTTGCCGGCGAAGTCCAGGACGAGGCAGTTGTCCTTGCCTTGCGCCAGCCGTGTGCCGCGCCCAGCCATCTGGACGTACAGTCCGGCCGACTTGGTCGGGCGCAGCATGGCGATCAGGTCCACGGCCGGGGCGTTGAAGCCGGTCGTCAACACCCCCATCGATGCCAGCGCGCGGATCTTGCCGGCCTTGAAATCGGCGATGATGCGGTCGCGCTCGTCCTTGGGGGTATCGCCGAAGATCGTGGCGCAACTGATCCCGCACCGGCGGAATTCTTCGGCAACGTGGGTCGCGTGACTGACGCCCGAGCAGAAGGCCAGCCACGACTTCCGGTCCTTTCCGTAGGCGATGATCTCACCGACGGCGGCCTTGGTGATTGCGTCCTGGTCGACGGCCTTTTCGAGATCGCGGGCGATGAACTCACCGCCGCGCGTGCCGACGCCGGTCACATCAAGTTTGGTCTTCGGCTGCTTGGACATCAGCGGACTGAGATAGCCCGCCATGATGAGGTCGCGGACCGACACCTCGTAGGCAATATCGGTGAATAGGGCGTTTTCGCCTTCGTGGAGCATGCCGGAGTCGAGGCGATAAGGCGTGGCCGTCAGCCCGATCACCTTGAGCTTCGGGTTGATCGCTTTCATGGCGTCCAGAAAGCGGCGATACATCGTGCTCGCCTTGCCCGGGATCAGGTGGGCTTCGTCGATCAGGATTAGATCGCAGTGGCCGATTTCCACAGGGCGGCGGTGGATCGACTGGATCCCTGCAAACAGGATGCGCGCTTCGGCATCACGGCGACCGAGGCCAGCCGAGTAGATACCGGCAGGTGCATCAGTCCACAGGCCCAGCATCTCGGCATGATTTTGGGCGATAAGCTCACGCACATGGGTCACAACCAGGATACGCTGATCGGGCCAGGCCTTCAGCACCCCGTCGATGAACGAGGCCATGACCAGACTTTTGCCGCCCGCAGTCGGGATGACGACCAGAGGATTGCCGTTCTTGTCTTCGAAGTAGCTGTAGATCGCGGCGATTGCCGACTGCTGGTAGGGACGGAGCTTAAGCATGTGCGGCCTCCTTCTGGCGCGCGTCGTTCAGCCAGTCGGAGTCGTCGGCCATGCGGTAGGCGACGAAATCCTCGCCGGCGTCTGTGACGGTTCCGGGGACGAGATCAGGGATGAAGAGATGGCGGGCGCAGGCGCGGCGCTGGTCTTGGACATCAAGCCTGCGATCATGGCGAGCACAGTGCCAACCGCCCTCGACAGGCGTGGAATGCAGGCAGGTCCGGCAGTTCACCGCGGCCGCATCTCCGGCGTGGCAGGCGGCATGGTGCGAGCACATGCGGCACTCGAACCAGGTCGGATCGTCGCTGATCCTGGCCGGGGGATGCTGCGCGCCGATGATGCGCTCGGCCTTGTCGAGCAGCCGGGTTGCCTCTGCAGCATCGGCTTCGATCCGCTCAATATGCAGCGCATCTGTGTCCTTGCAGACCGCGACGTACATGGCGCGGGTCAGCCCGGTCAGGTGCATGTAGATCTGCATCTGCGCCGCGTGCTGGGGCTTCGATTTGACCACGCCCTTGGCAACGAGATCTGCAAAGCTCTTGACCGAGTGGGTCTTGAACTCGACCACGTGCCAGATCTTCGGCGCTTCAAGCAGGCCGAGGGCAGCGCCGTCGAGCGAACCGCCGAAATGGCCGCCATGGGCTTCGACCCGGAACTGGCGACCAGTCTCGGGATCGACCTCCAGTACGGTGGCGCCGGTCGAGCGCAGGTTGGCGACGATCCGGTCTTCCTCGCGCTGCCCGGTCTCGAACAGGCGAAGCATGCGACCGGAAAAGCGCGAAGGCGTGACCCAGCGGAAATCGAACCACAAGGCCCGGGAGCACGGCTTGCCGATCAGCGATGCGCCGAGGTGTTCGCGAAAGCCGTCACCCTGGCGGTTTTCGTATGCGGCATAGATCGCCGTCAGAGTGGGCGTTGGCGGGGTGGGAAGTTCTGCCATCACAGATCCTCCGCTTCGCTGCGGGCGCGTGCTTCGGCGAGAAGCTCGGTCCAGATTTCGGGATCGTGGCGGGCGCGCAGGATGTCGATCAGCGCGTCCTTGACCTTGTTGCGGCGGTGCCAGCCGCTGCCATCGGCGAGCAGTTCGGCGCGTTCGCGGTAGAGGTGGCGCTGCGCGGTGCGGGCGCGATTGAACCAGACGGGGTCGATGGGTTTCCCCTGCGTCTGGCGGGTCAGATCGGCGGTCGCGATCTGGGTGCGGATCTTGGCGATGGCGTCGTCGAGTTCGATCAGGCGGCGCTGTTTTTCAGGCAAGTCGGGGGC